TTAACCAAATAGTTTTATCAAATTTGATGCAACAAATTAATATATCAAAAGACGATAATGTTGAGGAAGATTTCCTACGACATATGATCTTAAATGCCATCAGATCGGTAAGATCTAAATTTTCAGAAGAATACGGCGAACTTATAATCTGCTCAGATTCTTTTAACTATTGGAGAAAGGAACTATTCCCACATTATAAGGCGAATAGAAAGAGATCACGTGACGCTTCTATCTTTGATTGGAATGCGATCTTCAAGACAATTAATAAAATTAAGACAGAAATTAAGGATAACTTTCCTTATCATTATCTAGAAATTCATACTGCTGAAGCCGACGATATTATTGCGGTTCTAACAAAACACTATCACGAAACAGAGAAGATTTTAATTGTTTCTGGAGATAAAGACTTCGTTCAGTTGCAAAAGTATTCGAACGTTGCACAATATTCTACTATTTCTAAATCTTGGATTAGAGAATCTAATCCGAAATCATTCTTACTTGAGAAGATCTTAACTGGTGATGGTGGCGATGGTATCCCGAATTTCTTATCAGATGACGATACTTTCGTGAATAATAATAAGAGACAGAAGAGACTAACTAAAAAGAAGATTGATCTTATTATGTCAACTAAAAATCCTCAGTCAATTCTTTCTGAAACAGAGTATCGTGGATTTATGAGAAATAAGTATCTAATAGACTTTGATTATATTCCAGAAACATTAGAAAAACAAGTCTTAGATGAAATTCATAAACCGATTGAAGCAACTTCTACGAATGTGTATAAATATCTTATGAGGAATGGATTGAAAGCATTACTCAATAATATTGGAGATTTTTAATGTTTCAGAAACCAGCGCAAAAGATACTAGAAGAAGCAGATAAAATTCAGAACTCAGAAGAGAGAGCTGAATATATGAAGAAGAATATGCGACCTGCAGTCGCAAAAGTCTTAGCAATATTTCATAATGAGAATATTGAATTCGAGAAATTTAAGAATGTAATTTATAACACAAAACACAACAAAGCAGGAATATCTGATTCAACTTTAGATCACGAAATTAAGAGGTTATACATCTTTCAGAAAAAGTCCCCGCTGGATCCAGATCGAAAGAAAGTTAAACTAATTCAAATCTTAGAAAGTATGCACGCAGAAGAATCTGATTTTGTGTTTAATAATCTTATTCAAAAAAAGAATCCATTCAAGAACTTGAATAAGAATTTCATTAAGAAATATTTTCCAAAGATTTTAGAAACAAGTATTGATAGAAACTAAGATATAGTTTATAATAAATTGAAGGTATAAAATATGGCAACAAAAACAAAAACAAATGCGATTCATCTTGACGCCTTTACAACAAAGGTTCTAAGTAATTTTGCAACAATTAATAACGGAATTGTTATTAAATCTGGATCTGAGATCCGTACCATGACTGAAGGCAAGACCGTACTTGCTGAGGCGATTGTTCCTGATGTATTTCCTGTAGATTTTGCGATCTACGATGTGCGTCAATTACTGAGTTTTATGGCTAGTATGTTTGATAATCCTTCGATCGAATTTTTCGATAATCATCTTAAGATCTCGACAGGATCAGATGTAACTAAGATCTTTTATTGTAATTCTGATCTTATCGCTTCGCCAAGCAAGCGAATTACGATGCCATCAGAAGATATTACATTTCAACTTTCTGAAGATACTTTAAAGCGGATTAATAAGGCATCATCAATTCTAAGTGTTGATGATTTACAATTCACTTCATCTGATTCTGGTGTACATATTAATGTACTCGATAAGACAAATTCTTCTACCAATACTTGGTCTTCGCATACAAATGCAACCTTTGATAAAACATTTAGTGTTTATCTAAAGATTACTAATCTTAAGATGATGGAAGGTGATTATCAAGTAACAATCTCAAATAAAGGTATTACGTGTTTCAAGAATATGCGTTCTGATTTGAAATACTTTATCGCCGCAGAAGGCGATTCTAAGTTCTAATTATCAATGTATTTTGATGTATATCTGATCAGCAGTATAATAAAAATATACTGCTGTTTTTCATTTTATAATATGAGGTTTTTATGAAAAAAGAATTTTCAATCTGGTCGGAAAAATACAGACCACAAACTATTGATGAGTGTATTCTTCCTAATGAAACAAAGAATGCTTTTAAGAACTTTGTTGAGAAGAAAGATATTCCTAATATGCTTCTATCAGGAAAGCCTGGTATTGGCAAAACTACAGTTGCCTTGGCAATGTGTAAGGAATTAGATTGTGATGTTTTATTTATTAAAGGTTCTGATGAAAACGGCATTGATGTTCTACGAGGAAAGATTAATACTTTCGCTTCAACAGTTTCTCTTTCTGGTGGTATGAAGGTTGTTATTATCGATGAAGGCGATGGTTTATCGCCTGCTATGATGTTGGGATTGAGAAATGCTATTAATGAATTTTCTAAGAACTGTCGATTTATTATTACTTGTAATTATCAACACAAATTAAATGGACCACTTATTTCGCGTCTTACTGTATTTGAATTTTCAATCCATTCTAAAGATAAGTCTAAGTTAGCTGCTAAGTTTATGAAGAGAATTGAAAATATTCTTGAGATTGAAAAAGTTGATTACGACAAGAAAGTTCTTGCTGAAATTATTATGAAATTCTTTCCAGATTTTCGTAAGACTTTATCTGAACTACAGCGTTATTTTGACACGAATGGTAAGATTGATGTTGGGGTAATGGCTTATATTCAGAATATTTCTGTTAAAGAATTAATGGGTTTCTTAAAAGATAAACAGTTCTCTAATATGAGAAAGTGGGTTGCTGAGAATCTAGAATCTGACCCAGCACATATTGTTCGTACAACTTTCGAATCCCTAGAAGATTATCTGCTACCTGCTTCTATTCCTGCTGCGATCTTAATTCTTGCAGATTACCAATATAAGGCTGCGTTTGTTGCGGATCATGAGATTAATATGACTGCCATGTTTACTCAGATTATGGCAGAGTGTGTGTTCAAGGAATAATTATGTCTAAAGAAAAATCTCCTTTATTCAAAATTATTGATTCGATTAATTTCGATAAAGATTTTGATATGATATCTGATTTTAACGACTCAGATTATGTTCCTTTTATGATTAATAAAGCGATGAGTATGGGGATTGATACTCATCTCTCTGCCCAAGAAATGAATATTCATCCCTTTTTAGATAAAACTCTACAATATAAATATTATCTATATGTAGTTCGAAAGAAGAAAAGATTTGTTCCTTGGGCTAAGAAATTACAAACATCTGATAAAGCAAAAATTATAGCTGAATATTACGATATTTCTCTTAGAAAAGCCAAAGAATATGAATCGCTTATTTCTTCTCAAGATCTTCATGATATGAGAATATATTTAGATAAGGGTGGGATCGTGAAATCGAAATCAGATCCCAAGAGGAATAGTGATGAATGATAGAATTCAGAATTTAATTGATTCTTTTATAGAAATTAATTTAGCTTCAGAAGAAGCGTTTTTGCTTTGTAAGGAAACTCTTACACGAATTGGAATTGCGTCTAATAAAGATAAAAAGTTATACCAATCTTGTCATATCCTTCATAAGAAAGGAAAGTATTATCTAGTTCACTTCAAAGAATTATTCGCATTAGATAATAAGGCGAATGAACTTGATGAAACTGATAAAAGTCGTAGGAATACGATTGCAAAATTGTTACATGATTGGGGATTATGTGAGGTAGTCGATTCTCAATATATCGGAGAAGATGTCGAAACAGGAAAGAAGATTTTTAAATTTCCAAATAAGATGTCAAATTTTGGTCCAATCAATAAGATCAAAATTATTCCTCACTCAGAAAAGAATAATTGGGAACTTGTTGCGAAGTACTCGATCGGGAAGAAAACATACTAAAAAGATTGGGAGGCCAAAAGCCTCCCAAATTCATTTTGTTATTTCTTCTTATCTATTTTTGATTAAGTCAATGTCCTTTAATTAGTATTCATAAAATTAACATTTTCTATTTACTTTTTACAATATATCCCAGCTTACCGTCTACTCTGTTTGTCTTATATCTTGTTCCAGATTCAATTAATACGTTTGTGACTGCATCTGACGGCCATTTTGTATCGAACTTCGAGAATGTAACAACCCCAGATTTTGCTTTTGCTTTTGTGTAAATCTGAATTACAGTTCCGTTTAATAGCATTGATGCTACTCTACTAAATTGAATATCTTCTGTTTCATTAATATAAGCACAAACAGATTTCGCAACACCAGCGATTACATGATAGTATGGATCTGGTTCTTTTCCTGCACCTGGTTTGATAGAATCTCTCATCTTAATGATATTTGATGTTAACTTCACACTCGAATTTTTCTTCAAGTTTGTGATATCTTTCTTTTCTTTTTCAGATATCAATCCTAAATGCACACCAATTAGAACTGGTGCCATTTCTTGGTTCTCTTCAGTAACAATTCTCATGATCTCAATTTCTTTTTGATATTCATCAAACATATCTTTATCTTTATAATCTTTGTAAATCTTATATAGATTAGTTACAGATGCTTTTGCTGATTGTGCAGCAGAACCAAACTTAGAAGAAATATTTACTTGTTTAACACCAGATGTTAGATAAGAATCGTATAGACCTTGTGTAACTCCAGTTGGAAAGTTAATCTTAAATTTAGAAAGATTAGAAGTTCCTACTAGAACTTTAAGACCATCTCCTGCATTTCCATCGTATTCACCAGACATTAATGCAATTGGTTGTAAGATTTCAGCAAAATAATTTGTGACACCAGTTTCACTTAATCCATCCAGTGTTACTGGTGTCTTTGGATAACCAAATTTAATTGTTTCTTGAGTTGCTAGATATAGAGGTGATCCTTTTCCAAAAGCACTTTCTACTTGTTTGAGAATATCATCCGGAGTGAGATTTTCCAGTCTACTCAAGAAATCAGTTGGTTTCAATCCAGATTCTTCTTTTGCAGTTGCTTTTGATTTGTATTCAAAAAATCCAGGATTAGAATTTTGCCAAGCCTTTGTTCCTGGTTTAACCCACTTACCGAAAAGAAGTTCTTCTCCAGCAGAATTCTTAAATGTTGCAACTCCTAAGGAAGTTAGATTAGATAGTGGTTTATTCACAAAAGTAACAGAATCTAGATCTCCTTCAAAATCATCTTTTGTTGGAAAGAATTCTACGCTTACAAATGCGATAGGAGATTTATCTTTATCAACGAAAGTTTCGCCTGGTCTTCTATTTGTAAGACCTTCTCCTTCTACTATAAATTGTTTAAATGAATACATTATAGAGCCTCTATTTTGTAATATGAATACGATAAGGTTAAATCAGTTGTAATCGGTGTTACATCTGTTATTGATGAGTCATATGTTAGCGGGGAAAGAGCCGTAGGAAAACAATCAATAAATTTAATTCTAACAATAGGATTCTGTTTATTAGAAAGAATAGTCAATATACCATCCGAATATATATTTTGTTTTGGGGTTTTTCCGCCTTGTGATGTCCATGTTTTATATTGATCCAAAGATTCCGGATGACCCAAACCTACCATCCAATTGAATATTTCTATGTAATTCGCCAGATTTTCCTGGACAATAAAGTTGATTGTGAGTGGATCAAATATTAACTTATCCCCTGGACGTTTAATGTCAAGAAATGGTGTTGGTTGTATTACTTCTCCGAATGTAACTCCTGGTAAAGTGACGGAGTACGTCCAATATACCGTATTTGGTAGCTTATCGAATTGAAACTTATATAGAGCACTATTGGATTGATCTAGAGATGAAGGGACAGTTGACATAAGATTATTTATGATTCCTCTATTTTTAATCTAAGAATATCTTCTCCCCGCCAAATTCGATGAAAGATATCCTTTGGTATAAAGATATCTTCCCCGATTATTAATTCTTTAGGTAACT